GCAGTCGCAGTCACCAACTCCAACAGCCGGGGGCAAAATGCCCTCATCTGGGGGCGGCTACAATCCTGCCGCTCCAGACACCGGCGGATATATGCCGCCGCAAACGCCAAGTTCGCCGACTCCAACTGCGCCCAGCAGTGATGTTGCAGCACCTGCCGTCATGCCGACTACGCCAGAATACAGCCCGCAAGAGCCAATATCAGGCGGTGGAATAGCGACGCAACCAGAAGGCTCGGTCATGCAAAAGCAGGCTGGTGGTAGCACTTACGGGTTTGATTCTTCGGTAGTTCAAGACGCTCAAAACGAGATGATCCGGCGCGCAATTGACGCTGCTGCCGGAGTAGGTCCAAAATCCTAGCACCGGGACGCCGGTTGCACTCCATGGAGAACTTAAATGTCTAAGCTTGCAAAGTCGGCCCGGAAGGCAATGAAAGAAAAAGTTGCCCGGTTGACTAAAACTGATCCAAAGCAAAAAGTTGATGCGTCAGGCTATAGCCCGCCTGATGCGATGGATGCGGATGTGAAGACGGGCGCTCGCCCGATTGAACCGCGTCTTTACAAGCGTGGCGGTAAGCTCGTTCGTATGAGTGGCGGCAAGTGCGCCCCGCGAGCAGATCGCAAGAAGCGCAAGAGCGGCGGCAACGCGCTCGCAACCCCAAACAACATCATCAATCGCAATGTTCGAGAAGCGAACGAAGAGCGCGAGGGCAAGAAGCATCGCGGCGCGTTCAAGCGTGGCGGACGTGCCCATAAGATGGGCGGCGGATATGCTGAAGGCGGTGAGCCGGTTAAGAAAGGCGGCCCGTCTGATGAGTCTTACGTTCCGCGTAAAGCTCTCGACTCGCTCAAGAAAGGCGGAGCCGTTAAGCACGCCGACAAAAAAGCCGATTTGGCGGCAATTAAAGGGGCACTGCATAAGCATGAAAAGCAAAAACACCCGGGCAGCAAGCTCACAAAGCTCGCGCAAGGCGGTAGCACGAAACTCGACGGCTCGTACCAAGGCACCCGCCCCAGCGGTGGTCGGATGGCGCGAAAAAGCGGTGGCCGCACTGGTAAGGGCAAAGTCAACGTCAATATCATTATTGACAAGGGTGACCGACAAGGTGCGGGCCCTGTTCCGCCGATGGGTGGGCTTGCTCCGCCGATGATGCCGCCGGGCCTCCCGCCGGGTGGTCCTCCGGGGATGCCCCCGGGCATGATGCCTCCGGGCGGTCCTCCGGGCATGCCTCCGGGTATGCCAATGCCGCGTCGCAGCGGTGGCCGAGCTGTTCGCAAGGAAGGCGGTCGTTTGCAGGGTGTTGATAAGCCGGGCCGCGTAGGTCATCGGTCTTACAAAAACACCAGCGACATGGATGCTGGTTCTCTGAGCGGCCTTGGCCGCCTTGAGAAGGCCAAGATCTACGGAAAACAGAAATGATGTAGACAAAACGGGCGGTTGGCAGATACGCTAACCGCCCGTTTTTTATTGGTATCGTTATGTTGTCATTTAATAATTTATTTGAAGCTGAACTGAAAAAATTGATACAGCAAGAGATTGACCGGATTACTGAGAATCTTCAGACCGGCATTTCCATTAATGATCATGTCGAGTACAAACTTCAGGTCGGCAAAATTGCCGGCTTGAGATTTGCCATGGAGGTCTGCGAAGAAGCGCAGCACAATATTATTCAACGCTAAATGGAGCACGCATGTCTTATCAAATGCAACACGATGTCGACCCGAAAGATGATTTGCTGAAAAAGCTAGGGGACATTAAAGATATTGAAATTTTCCACAATCAATTGCTTTGCGCAGTGTACATACGGCCTGAAAAAACTAAGTCAGGCATTGTTTTGCCGGATCAACACCGAGCAGAAGATCGTTTCCAAGGCAAAATTGGTCTTGTTCTCAAAAAAGGACCTGACGCTTTTGTTGATGCTAATGACCATTGGTTTAAAGATCTCAACGTAAGCGTGAATGATTGGGTTGTTTTTCGCCCTTCAGATGGCTGGAGCGTCACGATAAACAACGTTCTGTGCAGAATTTTGGATGATGTCAACGTCCGTGGCCGCGTCAAACACCCTGATCAAGTCTGGTAAGGAGAATTGCAATGGCAAACGAATCTGAACAAATTGAAATTGAACTTGACGACGTTGAAAAAGCGTCTAAAACAAACGAAAAAGATGACATTAAAGTAGTCAAAGCTGAAGAAACGCCGGCAACAAATGAAATTGTTGGCGAAGAAGGCATTGAAGAGCTTAAAAGACGCCTTGAAGCAGAGCGTCAGCTTCGTCTTGATGCTGAAAAGCGTGCTCGGGAGTATGCGCAACGCGAAACTAGCGCCCGAAACGAGATTCAAGACAGCAATTTGACGCTGGTAACTAACGCCATTGAGACTGTTAAGCAAAACAACTCAATTTTGAAGTCAAATTACCGCGAAGCTATGTCTGTGGGGGATTTTGATAGGGCTGCAGAGATCCAAGAAGCCCTTTCATCAAATGCAGCCAAACTTTTGCAGCTTGAACAGGGTAAACAAGCCCTAGAAAGCATGCCGAAGCAGCAGCCGCAGTTGCCAGCAGATCCTGTAGAGGCTTTAGCAGCGCAACTTTCGCCCCGGTCGGCGGCTTGGCTTCGCCGAAACCCTGAATGCGCAACAGATCAGCGTCTTTTTCAGAAAATGCTGGCCGCTCATAACCTTGCTATGGCTGATGGGATCGAGCCAGATAGCGACGATTACTTTGAGTTTGTCGAAAATACGGTCAACATCAGAAAATCGGCGCCTAAAAGAGTTAATCCTGTTGCAGATGAAGATCCTACAGCGGCAGCGGCAAAACCTACTCAGCGGCGAACTTCGCCGCCCGCAGCGCCTGTCACCAGAGGCGGAGAACGATCAAATGTCGTTCGTTTGACGTCTCAAGAAAGAGAAATAGCCCAGATGATGGGTATGTCTGACAAGGAATATGCGACTCATAAACTTGCCCTTCAAAAGGAAGGCAAACTTAACTAATAGGAGTTTTTATCATGAACGATCAAATTAAAAGAGTTCGCCCAAAGATGAGCAAGTTTCGTGAAGCTTCTGACAAGCTCAAAGAAGAATATGCAACGGCACAGGCTGAAGTTGCTGAAGAGCAAGAAGCAGTAGCTGATGACGTTGGTCTTCGCCGAGCAGAAATGAGGACGCCTATGCGAGAAGAAGACCCACGAACTCGCGCAGCACGACGCGCCGAAGAGATCCGCAATCACATAGGCGGTCTTGACGACGGCACCGACGAGTTCTTCATCGATCCTCGGGACATTCCGCCGGGCTGGTCATACGAGTGGAAGCGCAAAACCGTTCTCGGTCAGGAAGACCCGGCTTACATGGTGAGCTTGGCTCGTAAGGGCTGGGAGCCAGTGCCGGCTGCTCGTCATCCGCACATGATGCCGGAGGGATATGCCAGCGCGGCGATTGAGCGTAAAGGCCTGATCCTTATGGAGCGCCCGCTTGAGCTAACCGAAGAGCAGCGAGAGCTTGATCGAAGGGCGGCAATCAATCAGGTCCGGCAGAAAGAGCAGCAGCTTGCTCAAGCGCCAAGTGGCCAATTTGAACGGCAAAACAAGGACTCTCCGTTGATCAAAGTCAAAAAGTCCTACGAAGCCATACCGATTCCGAAGGACTAACAACCCTAGAGCCTTCGAGGCGCCGAAAGGCGCCTTTTTTTTGCCTTGTTGACAATTTTGAAAAAAGGGCGTTATCTTGCGTCCCAATGCCTCCCCCGGCGGGAGGTTTTTGTTAAAACCCGGCCTAGTCGCCCCGGCGTGCGATGATGGCTTCTCGATAGGAGAACCCGTCATGGCGAATACTTTTGCGCCTTTCGGATTTCGTCAGTCTTCTGGCACCGGTTCTGCTCCCACGTATGAGCAGGTCGCAAGCTTTTGCGCTTACGACACGGCTGCCATGTACTACGGCGATCCGATTTTCCGTGATGCAACGACCGGTGGTGTCAAACCCGACACCCCGGGAACCGGCATTCTTGCTGGCGTTTTTTATGGCTGCAAGTACCTTTCGGTTTCCCAGAAGCGCACCGTATGGAGCAACTTCTGGGGCGCCGTCGACGTTGCCTCTGGCAACGTCGTTGAGGTGTATCTGGTCAATGACCCGAACGCCAAGTTCCTTGCTCAGGTTGGTGGTTCAGCCTCGGTTGGCGCGACTGCCGCCGAAATTGGCTCCAACGTGCAGTTTTCTTATGGCACGCCGAATGCCAACACCGGCATCTCGGGAGCCTTTGTGAACATTTCCGTTACGCCAACCACTACCGCCACACTGCCGTTCAAGCTTGTAAGCCTTGTCACGAATCCCCCGGGCTCGCCCGGTACGGAAGCGGGCGTTTACAACTACGTAATTGTGGCGTTCAACAACGTCGAAACCAAGACCCTCACGGGCGTTTAAGGAGTAAGGGAAAATGGCTGTCAATCTTTCAGCAATTAAAGACCTTCTCCTCCCCGGACTCCGTGGGATTGAAGGCAAGTACGAGATGATCCCATCTCAGTACGACAAGATCTTCACCAAGCATGATTCGAAGCTGGCTCTCGAGCGCACCGCTGAAATGCGGTACCTCGGCCTTGCTCAGTTGAAGACTGAGGGCGGTCAGACGTCCTTCGACAACAATGCTGGCGAGCGTTTTGTCTACAACCAAGAGCACAACGAAATTGCTCTCGGTTATGCGATCACTCGCAAGGCAATCGACGACAACTTGTACAAGACGCAGTTCCACCCGTCGAACCTCGGTCTGATTGAATCTTTCCAGCAGACCAAGGAAATCTACGGCGCGAACATCCTCAACACGGCGCAGACCTACAACTCGGCCATTGGTGGCGACGGCGTTTCGCTCGTCAACACCTCGCACCCGATTGATGGTGGCACGGTAGCCAACCGCCCTGCGGTTGATGCTGACCTGAACGAGAGCTCGCTTCTGAACGCGATGATCGCGATCCGAACGAACTTCCGCGATCAGGCCGGCCTGAAGGTGTTTGCTCGTGGTCGCAAGCTGGTTGTCCCGCCTGCGCTCGAACCGACAGCGATTCGTCTCACGAAGACGGAGCTTCGTCCGGGTACGGCGAACAACGACGTGAACGCGATCTTGACGACTGCAGGCGGCCTGCCTGAGGGTTACATGGTCAACGACTTCTTGACCTCGGCCCGGGCTTGGTTCTTGCTGACCAACATCGATGGTCTGTCGTACATGGACCGTGTGAGCTTCGAGACTGACATGCAAGTGGACTTTGTCACCGACAACCTGTTGGTCAAGGGCTACGAGCGTTACAGCTTCGGCTACTACAACTGGCGCTCGATCTTCGGATCGCTGCCCACGTAAAGGAGAACCATTATGGGTATCACTAATCTCAGCGGCCTCGAAGTCGCAGGCGTACCCACAATGGGCATGGCGGGAGCTCCGCTGTTCTCGGGTAACTGGTATTTCGTTGACTACGTCAACGGCAATGACGGTAACCCGGGCTCAGCGGACGAGCCCCTCAAGACGATCTATGCGGCTCACAGCTTTATGCAGGCAGGCAATAACGATGTCTGCGTCATTGTGGGCGATGGAACGACTGCAGGGACTCAACGCCTCTCCATTGCGAACGCGCAGGTAGGAGATCCGGCTGCTACGACGGGAACGCTGATTTGGGATAAGGATGCATGCCATTTGATTGGCATGACCGCTCCCACCGGCATCTCGCCGCGTGCTCGGCTTGCTCCTGAAACCACCGCAACGTTGACCACTTTTGGCTCGGGAACCTTGGTGAGCGTAACGGCCAGCGGCTGTTACTTTTCCAACTTCCAAGCTTTCAGTGGTTATGCGACGGGTGGTGCCAACCAGCTTTGCTGGGTCGATACGGGCGACCGTAACTACTATCAAAGCGTTCACTTCGCTGGCGCAGGTGACACGGCCTCTGCTCAGGCCACTACCAGCCGTTCGCTGGTTCTGGATGGAGCTCAAGAGAGCACGTTTGTCGGATGTACTTTTGGCGTGGACACTGTCCAGAAGACAGTCGCGAACTCAATTGTTGAATTCAAGAGCGGGGCAACTCGCAACAAGTTCATCAGTTGCGACTTCCAATGGTGGTCCAGTTCTGCAACCACGCTTGTTCTCTCGGCGGCTGCGGCTTCCGCAATCGACCGTTGGACCAAGTTCGACAACTGCGCCTTCTTGGGCTTCGGCACTGATCTGACGGGTATCGCCTCCTTGGCGGCCTCGGCGGGCGGTACCTTGCTCATGAAGAACTGCACGCTGGTCTCTGGCTCTTCAACCAACTGGGGCGTCGACGCTACGTCGCTGGCCCAGATGCGAGTTGACGGCGGAGCACCGACCGCAGGCACAACCGGCATCGCCGTAGTGCCCACCTAAGGAGTAACTGAACATGAAAGGCAAG